CATGGGCGAAGATGTCTATTTCTGCAAGCTGTTGCGGGAAAACGGCATTCCGTTGTATATTGATCATGACCTGTCCAAGCAAATTGGACACATCGGAACCTTTGAGTATAAGCACGAGCATACCTGGGCACTCCGACCGATGGAAGATGAGCGCAGAAAACAAGCTGGCGCGCCGGTCGAAGAATCTCAAAAGGTGGCTTGATGGCACTGAATACTTACAGCGGATTGAAAACAAGCATTGCGGATTGGTTGAACCGCGATGACTTAACGTCCGTCATTCCGACATTCATCGAGTTGGCGGAAGCAACGTTCAATCGCAATGTGAGAACGCGCGATATGGTGCAGCGCGCAACGGCATCACTTGATACGCAGTACACCGAGTTGCCTGCCGATTTCCTCCAAATGATCAACATTCAACTGAACACAACGGTGCCAGTGAAGTTATCGTTTGTAAGCAATGAGCAAGCCGACGATTTGCGCACACAGTTTTTTTATAGCGCCAATCAACCCAAGTATTACAGCATTGTTGGGTCAACGTTTGAAGTCATCCCATCACCAAGTGGCGAATTTGAAGTGGAGATGTCCTACTACAAAAAGATCGCCGCGTTGACAGATAGCAACACAACCAACTGGTTACTTACGAAATCGCCAGCCATGTATCTGTATGGCGCATTAGTTCAAAGCGCGCCTTATCTGCGCGATGACGAACGCATTGGCACATGGGGCGCGTTGTATAAGGAAGCATTCAACGATCTGATGCTCGAAGAGCAAAGGACAAACTTTAGCGGCACCACGCCGCGCATGAGAGCAAGGGGTTACTAATGGCCGGATCATTTTCGGATTATCTTGAAGATAAGGTAATGAAGCATGTGTTTACCAACACATCCTACACATCGCCTTCTTCCCTATATGTTGGACTATTTACCACGGCACCCACGGATGCTGGCGGCGGTACTGAAGTGAGTGGTAACGGTTACTTGCGAACCGCTGTCACGTTTTCCGTATCAGGCACATCGCCAACCGCTGCAAGCAATTCGGGCAACGTTGAATTTCCAACAGCAACCGGATCGTGGGGCACTGTTGTTGCCGCCGCTATTTTTGATGCGTCAACGTCAGGCAACATGCTGTCATGGGCTGATTTAACGACATCGAAAGCCGTTGGCAATGGTGACGTTTTCCGTTTCGCAACTGGAAACCTGTCAGTCACTTTGGCGTAAAAGCTGAATGGCCCTGAATTATGGAACTGGTTTATACGGCGCTGGCAAATGGGGAACCGATGCCAGCGTTGACAACTATGGTTCAGCGGCTTATGGCGCAGGCAAATATTCGGCGCCAGACCAAAATTATGTTGAAGGCGAAGCTGTTGCAACGGGCGTCAGCACCATGGAAGCGGCTGGCGAGAAAACGCCAGGCAGCGGCAGCAACTACGGTTTTGGCACCTACGGAACAGGCAACTATTCAGGATCATCCGTCATTTATGTTGACGGGCAAGCCACTGCCGCATCAACATCAACCGTTTCAGCGGTTGGCGCAATACTTTTCAGCGTTACGGCGCAGGCGGCAAGCGACACAAGCCAAACGGCAGACGCTCAAGTTGATCGCAATGCACAAGCAACAGCGCAAAGCGACAGCAATGCAACCGCATTGGCTTCCATCGTTCAAGAAGGCACAGCAACCGCGGCAAGCGTTTCAACAGTTACGGCAAACGGTGAAGGCCTGGTGGATGGCGCAGCAAGCGCTGCATCCACAACCGCAGCAAGTGCCGCCGCTGATGTATTCCTTGGCGGCATTGCCACAGCCGCATCGACAAGCGCATCAACGGCTGACGCTGAAACATTCTCAAGCGGCATGGCAACATCCGCAGCCGAATCTTCAGCCACGGCAACGGCTGATGTTGACATTGGCAATGCAGCGTTTTCTGAAGCCGAGTCAGGATTTACGGCTGACCCAACAACCACCTGGTATGCCGAAGCGCGAGCAGCAAGCGTTTCTGAGATGGTCGCCAATGGCGAACGCAAGTGGGAACCCATCACACCTGTCACCACGATTTGGACTGACGTTACCAACCCAACAAACACTTGGACACCCATCAATTCACCGTGGCGAGATGCCGCGTAAGAGGTAAATAAAAATGGCCGATACCACCACCAGTAACCTTTCACTTACCAAGCCTGAAGTTGGCGCGTCAACCGACACATGGGGTTACAAACTCAACACGAATATGGATACGCTCGACGCGTTGTTCGCGGCAGCGGGTAGCGGTACAAGCGTTGGCTTGAACGTCGGATCAGGTAAGACGCTTGCGCTTGGCGGGAACATGACGGGCGCAGGAACGATCAACGGTGTGTCAATTGGTCAAACCGTTGCTGGTGCCGGTGCATTCACAACGCTTACCGCATCAAGCAATGTAACGCTTGGTGATTCGACAACGGACGCCATAACAGCGTCAGGGAAGATGGTTATCAAACCCGTGGTTGAAACGGCAAACGTTTCTGCAACCGCGGCAACCGGAACGGTTAACGTTGACCTTACCGAGCGCGCCGTTAATTACTACACGTCAAACGCTTCCGCCAACTGGACGTTCAACTTTCGTGGCGATGCAGCGACAACGCTTAACAACTTTATTACCACAGGTCAATCTATCACTTGCGCGTTTCTCGTAACGAATGGATCGACTGCGTACTACCCGACGGGTTTCCAGGTTGACGGCACAACGACGAACGTCACGGTTAAGTGGCAAGGTGGAACGGCTCCATCAGCAGGAAATACAACGTCCATTGATACTTATTCATTTAGTATTATCAAGACTGCTGCAAGCACTTACACGATTCTTGCATCGCAAACTAAGTTTGCGTAAGGAGCATACAAGATGCCTGCTTTATCAGTTTTAGGGGCAATGATCGCCAGAGGTTATGGCGCATTTGGCGGCGGCAAGTTCACCATCATCCAAACCTTCACGGCGACATCAACTTGGACTTGCCCTGCGGGGGTGACACAAGTTGACTACCTTATCGTAGGCGGCGGCGGTGGAGGCGGTCAAGCCGATGCCGGTGGTGGCGGTGCAGGTGGTTTTAGAACCGGAACTGGTTTAACTGTCACCGCTGGTGCGAATTACACCATTACTGTTGGTGCTAGTGGAGCGGGTGCTACATCTGCCGTAAGAGGCTCATCAGGCGGTGATTCTTATATTTCTGGATCGCCAATCACCAATAACCCATCTTCAGGGAACCCTTATACCAATGCTTTAGTTGCTTTTGGTGGTGGTGGCGGTGGATCGTATATCACACCGGCAAATACTGCTGTCAGTAACGGTGGTGATGGCGGTTCTGGTGGTGGGGCAGGTATCCCTGCCGCTGCTGGCACAGGCAACGGAGGAGCAGGCAATACGCCAAACACAACACCTTCTCAAGGCAGCACTGGCGGGAATTCTCTTTATCAAACTACTTCTCCAGCTACTTATGCCGGAGGGGGTGGCGGTGGAGCAGGTGGTAATGGAACAAGCGTTACTTCTGGTTCTGGTGGAGGAAATGGTGGTACAGGTATTTTAGGACCGTCTTTTGCAAATGGTTATGGCAAAAGTGGTGATGCTACTTCAGGAAGTGGAAATTATTTTGCTGGTGGAGGAGGTGGCGGTACTGACAATCAATCCGCAACAACAACTGCAGGTACTGGCGGTACAGGCGGTGGTGGCGCTGGTGGTAATGGTGCTGTTTCTCCTTATGCCGGAACTTCTGGAGCTACCAATACAGGAAGTGGCGGTGGCGGTGGAGGAGCAAATGGCCCAAGTCGTGGAAACGGTGGCAACGGCGGCTCCGGCATTGTCATCCTGAGATACCAAGCACCAACACAAACCGTATTCACCTTCAAAGGGTCTGGTGCTTTTGTTGTTCCGACAGGTGTTACGAGTATTGATTACTTGATCGTTGCCGGTGGCGGAGGCGGCGGTGGTGCAAATTCCGGCCAAGGCGCTGGTCGTGGAGGTGGTGGTGCTGGTGGTTTTAGAACTGGCACATCATTAGCGGTTACCGCAGGAAACTCTTTAACCATAACGGTTGGAGCAGGCCAGCCTGGGGGTGTCGGTTCAGCTAATGGAACTTCTGGTGTTGCTTCATCAATCGCAGGCGCAAATTCTCCTTATGGAACAATTAGTGCGGCAGGCGGCGGAGGTGGTAATGGAGTAGGCGGCGCTGGCCTAAACGGTGGTTCCGGTGGCGGGTCGTGTTTCAGCGCATCAGTGTCTTCGGGGAATACGCCAGCTTCTGCTTCTCCACCAGATTCAAATGCCTCGCAAGGTAATGCCGGAGGCTCTGGTGATACGACGGGAAATTACGGCGGCGGTGGTGGCGGCGGCGCTAGTTTGACCGGAACTCCTGCTGCCGGGATTGGTAAAAACGGCGGTGCTAATGGTGGAAATGGGGGTGATGGAGCATCGTCTAGTATTTCTGGGTCATCTGTAACCTACGCCGGTGGTGGTGGCGGTGGTGCTGGTAATGCCGCAGGATCAGCTGGTTCTGGTGGATCAAGCATTGGAGGAAACGGAGGCGCAGCTAATACAAACGGTTCGGATGGAATTGCTAATAGAGGTGGTGGTGGTGGTGGATGTGGTGGAACAGGCCCATCAGCCAGAAATGGCGGTGCAGGCGGCTCCGGCATCGTAATCATCAAGATCAATCAATAAGAGGTCACATGAGCGATAAGAAGATCATGAGGTTTTATGGCATTGATACGGCGATGCACATGCTTCGTCCCAATGCCAAGTGGGAGATAACCAACAACGTCATCACCAGATGGGATGACCCAAGACCTAAGCCCAGCATGGAAGAGATTTACTGGGTGATGGAAAAGATCAAGGAGTTTGAAGAGTCCATCCCCACGATCTGGCTGGATGAGGATTGGGAGAAGATCACTGGCGAAAGAAGGATGATTGAAGAGGCTATGGGTGTATGAACTTACATAGCTTATTTCCAACCGCTGTAGGTTTTGCAGACCTTGGCCGTGAACTCACGGACGAGGAAATGTTCTTTGTGCGTGAGCTTGAGACTCGGCCTAACATGGGCAATACAACCTCCACGGATAACTTCGTGCTTCGCAATCCGGCCATGACAAGCCTCAGATCATTCATTGAGGACAGCGTGGCTGAATACTTCAAAGCCACGGTCAATCCCAAGCACAACGTATCCCTACGCATCACACAAAGCTGGTGCAATTACTCTGAGCAGGGTCAGTATCACCACAAACATGCCCACCCCAATAGCTACATCTCAGGCGTGTTTTACTTGCAGACCAATCCTGATGACAGGATTTACTTTTACAAAGACGGCTGGCAGCAGATCAAGTTTCCGCCAGAAAGCTGGAATGCGTACAACAGCGAAAGCTGGTGGTTTGAGGCATTCACTGGCCGGTTGATTCTTTTCCCCTCATCGTTAACGCACATGGTGCCTACGGTTCAGGGTGAGCAGACACGCATATCGCTATCGTTTAACACGTTTCCCGTTGGCACAGTTGGCGAGGAAATGGATTTAACTGGTCTTAAGTTGGAGGCATAAATGGCCCATTTTGCAAAGATTGACGAGAACAATGTTGTTATTCAAGTTGTTGTGGTGGACAACAAAGATACCGCTGATGCTAGTGGCGTCGAGAAGGAACATATTGGCGCAGCATTTCTTGAGCGCCTATTAGGTGGGACTTGGAAACAAACAAGTTACAACGGCAATAAACGTAAAAACTATGCTGGCATGGGCTATACGTTTGATGCCGTCCGTGATGCTTTTATTCCGCCAAAACCTAGTGCGGACGCAACCCTTGATGAGGCAACTTGTCAATGGATTGTTCCTAACCAAGGTGCGGATTCCCTTGGAGCGTAAACCGTGGAACCAAACGCTAAAGACGTGGAGGCTAAATTGTCAACGCATGAAGCAGTCTGCGCTGAACGTTACGCGGGCATCAACGCCCGCTTAAAGCGTTTGGAGCAAATCCTTATCGCAAGCGCAGGAGCCATTATCCTGTTGCTGATCAATACAACGTTCAAGTTGCACTGATATGTTTGACCTGTTATCCGGTGGGCTTCTTGGTTCGATCTTTGGCGGGCTATTCAGGCTCGCGCCAGAGATCCTAAAGTTCATGGATAAAAAGAACGAACGGCAGCATGAGTTGAATATGTTTCAACTCCAAACCGATTTGGAGAAAATGCGCGGCCAATTCAAGATGGAAGAGAAGTACGTTGACCATTCCATTGCGCAACTCGATACGATCAAAGCCGCATTTGAAGAGCAAGCCGAAACCGCCAAATCCGCTGGTTGGTTCGTGGCGGCCATATCCGCGCTAGTGCGTCCCGGTATCACCTGGTCGCTTTTCTTTATGTACGCAGCCGTAAAGGTTGCCGCCATCTATCTAGCGTTTGAATCGCAAGCAAGTTGGCAAGACGTGTTAAACCAATCATGGGACTCGGATGACTTTGGCCTTTTCACCATGTGCGTGTCATTCTGGTTTGTTGGCCGATCCATTGAGAAGTACCAGAAGCAATGAAAGAAGCCATCAAGATCGCCAAAGACTTATTGGTGGTTCCGTTTGAAGGCTGCGCTAAGGTATTGCCAAACGGTATGGTTGCCGCGTATCCCGATCCCGGTTCCAATGGCGATCCTTACACGATAGGGTTTGGGACAACAGGCCCGGACGTAACGCCAACAACCGTTTGGACGATGGCGGAATGCGAGAAACGGCTTGACGCTCATCTTCGACACTTTGCCATGGCACTCATTAAAGCATCACCAACCATACTTTCCGCAGCGCCGCGCCGATTCGCCGCTGTCCTGTCATGGGTCTACAATTGTGGCTTGGGAAATTATCGGATTTCAACCTTTAAGCGACGCGTGGACGCCGGCGATTGGGCTGGCGCGCGAGAGGAGTGCGTAAAGTGGAACAAGGCACGCGGACGCGTCATGCGTGGCCTTACAAGAAGACGCGAAGCCGAAGCCATGATGATGAGATAACGCCATGCTTGCACCGTTAAAAATTCCGCCAGGCGTATACCGGAACGGCACGAATTACCAGGCCGCGGGAAGGTATTGGGATTCCAATCTTGTGCGCTGGTACGAAGGAACGATGCGCCCGATTGGCGGATGGGTGAAAGCATCAGGCGATACGTTTTCCGGTTCAGCGCGCGGCATGTTCAGTTGGCGCGATAACGAATATGATCGTTGGCTTGCAGTTGGTACGCACTCCAAACTTTACGTTTGGAATGGCGGAAACTTCTTTGACATTACGCCATCAGGTTACACAGTAGGGCGAGAAAATTCGTTTGTCGGTTACGGTTACGGATCAGCTAATTATGGCGGAAGCACTTATGGCACCAAGCGCACTGTTGGCGCTGAGTTGGACGCGACAACGTGGACGCTAGATAATTGGGGTGAATATCTTGTTGCTTGCGCCAATAGCGATGGGAAGTTGTACGAGTGGCAAAACAACGTTGGCTCGATTGCCGCTGCCATCACGAATGCGCCAACGGATAACACGGCACTTATTGTCACGCCAGAGCGTTATATGTTTGCGCTTGGCGCTGGCGGCAACCCGCGTTTAGTGCAATGGTCTGACCAGGAAGACAACACAACCTGGACGCCATCAGGATCAAATACCGCGGGATCATTAGAACTTCAAACCAACGGTCGCATTTTGGCGGCTAAACGCGTTCGCGGTCAGGTATTGATCTTGACCGAAACGGACGCTCATGTGATGAATTATCTTGGTCCGCCATTGGTGTACGGTCAAGAAAAGGTGGGTTCGTTTTGCGGTTTGATTGGTCCGCAAGCCGTTGCCGTGATTGAAGGTGGCGCCGTTTGGATGTCAGACAAATCGTTTTTCCTATTCAATGGTCAACTTCAACCATTGCCTTGCAGCGTTGGCGACTATGTCTTTACCGACATCAACCTTGATCAAGTGGCGAAGATTTACTCAGGCCACAATTCAGCGTTTGGCGAAGTGTGGTGGTTTTACCCGTCAGCCGATAGCAATGAGTGTGATCGGTACATCATTTGGAATTACCGCGAAAACCATTGGTCAATTGGCGCGTTAGCCCGCACATGCTGGACGGATGCCGGTGTATTCACGAATCCTTTGGCGGTTGGCACGGATGGTTATCTGTACGAGCACGAAAACGGATGGACAGACAACGGATCACCGTTAACGTCCACGCGTTACGCGGAGTCAGGCCCGGTTGAACTATCAACGGGTGATCGGTTCATGGCAGTGCGGCAAATATTGCCGGATGAAAAGTCACAAGGCCAGGTGAAGTTAACGTTTTACACGAAACCCACACCAGAATCATCAAGCACAACTTATGGCCCATATACCATGCAGCCGTACACGAATGCCAGGTTTACTGGCCGCCAAGTAGCAATGCGCGTTGTTGGTAATGCTGATGCCGATTGGCGTGTTGGCACGATCCGCTTGGACGCTGTACCGGGTAGTGGGCGATGAAGTTACCCGCACCGCTTCCGCAATATTCATCAACGCTTGAGCGTGAACGCAACCGTGCTTTGGAAAGTGCTGATGCGTTGAACTTAAAGAAGCTACAAGACGTTGAGTTTGTGGAGGGTATGCGGTTAATCCTTCGCTCGCCAAACGGAACGCGATACAGCATCACGGTTAATAATTCTGGCGTCATCAGTGCAACGTCGATTTAGAGGTAAACATGGCAACGAAACAAGACATACAGGCTTTGTACCAGCAAGCACTCAATAGAGCGCCGCGTGACGATGAGGTGAACTGGTGGCTTATGTCCGCCAACAACGAAAAGTGGACGCCAGCACAGTTGCGTAGCGCGTTTTTGCGTGACGCGATACCCGAGCTTTACACGTCAGTCTTGGGACGCGCGCCGCAACCCAATGAAACAGCGTACTGGGATTGGGCGCAAAACGAATTAGCAAGCCCTGAGAAATTGCGCAGCGAGTTTCTACGTTCAGCGCAACCAGAGATTGATATTAATGCAGCGCGTCAAGCGGGTGCCAAACGTACAACGCAAGGCATTACCCAGACAGGTTTGGCGGAACGCACATACACGCCATACGCTGGCGATTACACCCGTTACGGTTTCGGGCCTGAAGGTTTACTGTTTACCAACACGGGCAAAGTGACGCCCTACACATTGCCATCCGGTGAGAAGTGGCGGACAGCCGTTGAGCCAGCCGAGCCAAAGCCAAGCGATTCAAATCTTCCGCCAACTGATAAGAATCCAATTCCATCAGACCTTTCAACTTTAACGCCAAACCCAAGCACGCCGGGAGTGGTAGTACCTGGCGGTGGTAGCAACACGGGTTTGCTCGAAATGGGCAAGGATAATTTCATTGATGATCGCTCCACTTTACTACCCGGTGGATCGGTAACGGATAGCCTTTTGAATGTTCCGACGCAACCCGTTATTCAGCAACCCATTATCCAGCAACCCGTTGTTCAGCAACCCGTTGTCAATCCATATGATCAACAAGTAACGGCCTGGTACCAAGGTTTACTTGGACGCGCACCAACACAAGCCGATCTGAGTTACTGGGGCGGTGAACTCGCCAAAGGCGTTGATGCTGGCGCAATTCAGGAATCTATTGGCACATCACCCGAAGCGTTGCTAAACCGCACTTATCGCATGTCGCTTGGAAGGATGCCAACGCAAGCCGATTACGGTTATTGGCTTGGCGAGTACAACAAAGGCGTCCCGCTGTCAGATATTCGCCAATCAATTAGCGCATCACCCGAAGCGCAGCTATTTTCAAGTTACAACCAGGCCGCGCAGAATATGACTTTGCAGCCATATAACTACTATCTTGGGCAACTTGGTAGCGGAACGCCGCTGCAAGGTCTTTTATCCAGTTTCACGCCACAAGCCGCAAACAATGGATTGCTTTCCCTTCAATGACAAAGTTTGACCTTCAGCACTGGGAGCGATGCAAGCCTTACCTTGAGGCGGCATTGCTTCACGCCGGACAAACGCATACCATTGAAGATATTGCAAAGGCCGTGACAAACAAGCAAATGCAGTTTTGGCCCGGTTCGCAATCCGCTGTCATTACTGAGATTCAAGTTTATCCGCGAAGCAAGGCATGTCACTACTTCCTTGCTGGCGGAAACATCGAAGAACTCGCCGCAATGCGTCCCGTTATCGAGCAGTGGGCGCTATCCATAGGATGTAATCGCGTCACGCTAGCGGGT